TCAACGTTGGGATACGAGTTCTGGGCGCGCCTAGCAGACCCGTCAATCACAGACGTGGCAGCAACCAACGCGGCACCAGGTGTCGTACAAGTCGTCGTCGTCACCGGCGGAGGTGGCAGCGGCCCAACGCCACAGGGCATCCTCGACCTTGTCGAGGCGAAACTATCACCAGACGACGTCCGACCACTCGGCGACCAGGTCATCGTCATCGGCCCCACTACGGTGCCCTGCGCTGTTGATGTCACCTACCATGTTCCCGCCGCCTCCGCTGGTGATGTACAACGTGCTGTCGAGGAACCAGGCGGCGCGATAGACGACTACTACGACTGGCAGTGCGGAACCCTTGGACGGGGAATCAACCCGGACCAGTTGCGGAAGCGGATCCTCCAAGCCGGTGCCACCCGTGTGACAGTCACCTCGCCGTCCGACACGCCGTTGGCAGGTAGCGAGATTGCCGTGCGGGACACAACGGTCGCAAACGTCGTCATCTCAGAAGACTGACCATGGGCGACAGGATCGACATGACCCTGGACTCGTTGGATACGACGCTCCTGCTACCAGCGTTCATGCGCGGGGATCCGACGTGCCTTGGTCTTGCGAGCGCCGTGGACACAATATTTGCCCCGCTGATCGCCAGGATTCCCGACCTGTCCACGTGGAACCGTGTTGACGTCCTACCCGATCATGAGCTTGACGAACTCGCATGGGAGTTGGGGATCCCATGGTGGACGCAAGACGCCAGCGCGGACGCGAAACGCCAGGTGCTCGCGATGTCCCCGAAACTGCTGTTGAGACTTGGTACCAAGTGGGCTGTCGAGACCGTCCTGAGTGCCTACTACCACCAGTGTGTAGTCCAAGAGTGGTGGGAGTACGGTGCCGAGCCACACCACTTCCGAGTCGTTGTCCAGTCATATCCGGACGACGATGTTGAGTTTTACCGCATCCTCAACCTGGTCAAACGCGCCTCACAGGTGTGCGACGAAATCACCGTCATGGAGCAGGTCCCAGTTGGTGTCAACGTTGGTTACGCGGTCGGAGTGTTCGGTGTTGAACAGGTCATTTTCGAGTAGAAGGGAGCAGCCATGGCGTTAGCTGGAAACGGTGTGACCACCACCGCAGGCCTCGACATGATCTCGTCGGCTGTCGCCGGCGACCAGCTCGTGTTCACGCGCGCCGAGTGGGGCGACGGTACGCTCCCAGGCGGGTCTGACCCGCGCGAGCGCACAAGCCTTGTCTCGAAGGTTGGGGACGCGTCAATCACGTCCGTGACACACCAAGACGGCGCGAAGGCCGTGGTGACGACGCTAGTCTCGAACGAGGGTCTCGTCACAGCCACGGATCTACGGGAAATCGGCGTATACGCCAAGGTGGGATCCGGACCAGAGAAGCTCTTCGGTTACGTCAATGCCGGCGCGACGTGCGACACTGCTCCTCCGGAACTATCTGGCCCGTACACCAAGTACGTCCAAAACGTTCTCGTCGTGTCAGACGAACTGACTGTCACCGCGACCCTCGACGACACCGTCGTGGCGACTGAACTCTACAAGCTGAAATCGTCTGACGCGTTCGCCGGGTTCGATCCAATGGCCGTGAGGCAGGTACCAGAAGGCCCTGGCCTAGTCAACTGGCGGTCAGGGCCCATAAACGGCCCGGGCGTGATTCCTGTCGTCAAGCTGAGTGACGGCCCTGTCGACCTCCATGATCTTTGGGCGCCAGCAACATACATTGTGGATACAGACGGCGTGGGCATCATTGATAGTCCAATAACAACTACCAGGGCCGTAGTCGAGAATCGCGAACTCTCCGTACTGTCGAATGGGTTTTACCGTGGGGTCCAAGTCTTCACTGGCACGCAACTAAACCGTAGCCGCTATCAACAGTGGTGTCGAGAGTACACCGTGAACGCCTATGGTGATAGTGCTATCTTCGCCGTGTGGAGCGCACTCTCGCCTCTGGTGGACCTGCCGCAGGATCTGTCGCAGATCGACCCCAACGTCCCCGTAGGCACGATTGGCACAAAGTCTGGGTCTGGCCAACTCTGTGTCCGCCGCTCAACTGGCTGGTCCGCAATCGACGACGAAGACACGGGTTGGCTGCCGATCACGTTGGCCTCTGGCTGGGGGTTCTCGATTACTGGGCCTGCCGCGAGGGTCAAGGGTGGCATCCTGTATACGCGGGGCCTTCTCACACCTCCCGCTACGGCGCCTCCGGTTCAGACGTACCACCCGATTGCGACGCTGCCAGCAGAGTGTGCCGAAAAGGCAGGCGTGAACCGGTGGGTCGATTTTGGGCAGTCAAACAACTCGACGCACGGCCGAATGTCGGTCCAGGGGAATACCATCTCCCTTTTCATGTTCTCTTGGGCAGCGACGTCCGGGTACGTTCCTCTCCCCGCCTGTTGGGGCCCAGTCGATTAGGAGGCATGGGATGGCTCAGTATGTGATTCATGGGAAGAAGACATGCTGGTGTGGACTGGTGTGGATCCGCGCCATGGAGGTGCGTCTACGTGAGGCCAGGATCATCAAGAAGGACCTGTCGGGGCTGATCATGCAGGGCGGGTACAACGCTGGGGGTGTTGCAGCGTCGGCTGGCATCCACGACAAGGGTGGTGCGTTCGACTTCAGCGAGAAGCTTGCCACGCCAGCGTTCATCAAGATCGCGCGGGAGCTTGGCGCAGCAGCGTGGATCAGGTTGGAATCCGACGACAGGCCCGCTCCGGGAAAGAAACCCTGGGACACACACGTCCACGTCATCCTCGATGGTTGCCCACACGCTGCCGATGGAGGCAAGAGCCAGGTCCTGTCATACAGGGCGGGTAAGAACGGTCTGACCTACGACGCGGCTGACCGTGAGTGGAGGCCACAGGTGTTCCGCACGTGGTCGCAAGCGTGCGCCGTCTACGCCGGGCGTCGCATGGTAGTCACCCACCCAAAGGGTGCGCCACGTCGCGTCAGCCCCAACGGGAAGCTGACTGGTAGCCGTGTGAAGAAGGGCGCGGCTGTGTTGGTGATTGCCGAGAAAGGCAAGGCGTTCCAGATAGGTTCGGGCCGGTGGGTCCGCAAATCGAAAGTGAGACCCATAGCATGACCCGGATCCTCAAACTGGGCCACCCACGGCCAACCCTTGGCAGGCTAGCCGCCGTGTTCTTCGTTGGCTGCCACCTCGGTGTCGCCCTACTCGGCGTGTTCGGCATAGCCGTAGGAAGGCTTCCAGGTGCGGACCTCCTCAACGGCCAGTTCCGTGTCGGCTGGGCTGCCTTCGCTCTCATCGCCGGCCTAGCCGGCGCTATCAGCGCTGTCTCTGGGAACTACTGGCTGGAGAAACTAGCGTGCTCCACTGGCGCCATCGCCCTCGGTGTCCTCATAGTCACCGAAATATGCTGGTCAGCATCCCAGCAGGGCGACTGGACTACTGGTGGGGGAGTAGCAACCGTGATGCTCATCGGACTGTGTGGTTTGGCTGGTCGCGGCGCAATGTTGGGTCGCGTAGGAGTCGCCCCAGACCCGTCGTGATCGGTGGTCCCCCATGCCCGCCACCATCGCTCTTGACTGGACCAACATCGCAGCTGCAATCGCTGCCATCCCGGTTCTTCTGCAAGTCGGCACCTACGTGGAGAAGCGACGTGCCGCCCGCAAGAAAGACACCGGCACTGATCTAACCACCGCCCGGGCCTACGGCGAGGAACAGTTCACCGCCCGGCAGGCAGCCGACTACAGGGCCCGCATCGCTGAGGAGCGCGCCTCCCAACTGGTCCGACTCCTCCACGACCACGGTATCGAACCACCAAGTTGAAAGGACCAGCCATGCTCACCAAACCCAAGTTCTGGCAAGACCTCGCCGAACGGTCCATCTCCACGTTCGCCGAAACCCTCGGCGCAGTACTAGCCGCCGCCGGCATCGGCATCATGTCCGGAGGGTTCGCCGGCGCTCTCGCTACAGCAGGGTTCGCCACTTTCATCGCCGCGTTGAAAGCATTCGTCAAACCCGCAGTCGTGGACGACACGGAGGCCTGACGTGCCGCTCCTTGCCACGTCAGGCCGCGCACATCCGACCGACCGGACGCCAAGGCTGATAGGGCTGCGCGTCAAGGCTGGGTCGGACTACCGTTTTGGCCTGCTGTGGAAGGCGCCCACAAGGCAAGGGTCAAAGACACTGCACCCTGTCCTGCCACGGTACGAGGGGCATGTGACGATCCGTTCCGAGGTCCGCGACGACGCTGGTGCGCTTGTGCTCGACCTGGCATCGACGTGCACACTGCGCCGCGACGGCACCATCGTCGTACACATCCCCGCCGTAGCGACAGCCGACCGTGTTGGACGTTTCGCGTGGGATCTGTTCGTTGACACGCCAGGCCCAACATCGACGTGCCTCGCCGAGGGACACCTGACGGTGCACGGGCGGACCACTGTAGGCGCCGACCAACCATCAATAGGCGTTGACGCCGAAGCGGCCCACGACCACCATCACACCCGTGTAGGCCTTGACCGCGACATAGACGTCTTCGATGTCGTGACGGTCGGCATCCCAGGACCGCCAGGCAAAGACGGCAAGGCAGGTGCGGTGGTCGCCACAGTCGTCGGCGGCGTCACGAGCGTCAACGGGCGTGACCCTGACCAGGCGGGTGACGTCGGTGGCTTCGTTGAATCTGCTGACGGCCAGAACCTAACAGTCGTTCGGATCCCAGAGGACGTCATGGATGCCATCCCAAGACCACTACCAGACAACGTCATCTACATCACCAGATAGGAGCACCTTGATGGGACGACTCATCACCGCCGGCGGAGTCCACGGCGTCTCCCGCCACGACCAGCTCGCGCCCGACTCGTTGACCGCACCAGACGCCCACCCAATCGATTCGATCTCAGGCCTGCGCGGCGAGCTAGACAGGATCGCTGGTCTGGTCTCGACTGGCGTCTCCTTCAAGGGCTCTGTCGCCGAAATGAGCGATCTGCCAGATGCCGGTTCCACGGAGCCTCCCGCTGGCGGCGACATGTGGTGGGTCAATGACCACGGCGCCTTCGCCATCTGGTCAGACGACGACGGTGACTGGGTCCTAGCCGGGAGCGGCATCGACCTGTCTGGTCTGGCTACCACAAGCGCTCTCCAGCAAGTAGCCGATGCTCTCTTGTCGCTCGCCGACCGTGTCACGGCCTTGGAGAACAAGCAGGCGGGGTGGAACAAGGCCGCGACCGACGCATCTGCCGCACTTGACGCGCTCGACGGTCACACAATCCGAACCGTTGACGAAATTGATCCAGTCCTTGTCCCCAAGCGGCTCTACCTTGAGGCGACAAGCCCAGTGCCTGAGCCGGACGGCCCGTAATGCCGATCTGGCTCGACACTCTCAGCGGACGCCAGAAGCTAGCTGACGTCACCCCACCCGGGAGTGGTGGTGGCGGGACTCCAATCGAGTTAGCCCACGGCACCGTCGAGTTCGAGGACTACTACGGCGGCTTCTGGGAGCAACGCTGGGTGCCGTTCGAGACACCCTTCACAGGCGTCCCAACAGTGACAGTCACACCCTCAATGAACGGGCCCAACGTCGGCTGGAACCAGGTCTACTGCGGCCACGACCGCGAAGCCATCGACGAGACAGGGTTCACCATGTGGATGCTGTGGGAAGGATGGGGTTCACCACCCACACCACCACTGTTCGACTGGATCGCCGTCCACACACCTACCTAACACGTTCACTCACCCCTACACGGCCCAGCCTCCTCCACGTCCCCAGGGAGGAGGCTGGGCCGTCTTCGCTTGCCAGGGCAGCGCGGGGCACGCGTGGTGTAGGCTTGACGATGGCTCGGAGACTGTTGGACCTTTTGTTGTACCTTCGGGCCGGAATGGCTGCGCATGCGCAGTTAGGCTCGTTTGGGAGAGACTCAAGCGCTCGCCTGAAAAGCGAGAGGTCACCGGATCGACGCCGGTTCGAGCCACCACCTGACCTGGGTGTTCACGGGGGTTCACGCGCGAGCCCCCCCTGGGCGATGGTGCGGGCGGAGGTGCGGTGAGGGTCGTCGTCACCGGCGGTGCCGGGTATATCGGGGCGCACGTGGTCCGGCTCTTGACCACCCAGGGATGTGACGTCATCGTCCTCGATGATTTGTCCTTTGGTCGCGCCGATCGCATCGGCTCAGCGCGACTGGTCACTCTCGATCTTGCCATGACCACGAACCTTGGGCCGCTCACGGACGCGCTCGCTGGCGCGGATGCCGTCATCCACCTGGCCGCGCGCAAGCAAGTGGGCGAGTCGATGAGCCGGCCCGCCTGGTACTACCAGCAAAACGTCGGTGGTATGGCGCAGCTGCTGCTCGCGATGGAGGCGGCCGGCGTCCGCAAGCTCGTCTACTCCTCGTCGGCGGCCACCTACGGGATGCCGGACGTGGGCGTGGTCACCGAGGACACGCCGCTGCGTCCCATCAACCCCTATGGCGAGACAAAGGTCGTCGGGGAGCAGATGGCCGGGGCCGCCGCCCGTGCCTGGGGGCTGTCGGTCGTGAGCCTGCGCTACTTCAACGTGGCCGGGGCCGGCTGGCCTGACCTGGGCGATCCCGCTGTCCTCAACCTCGTCCCCATGGTCTTCGAGCCGCTGAGCGCGGGCGAGCCGCCCCGCATCTTCGGCGACGACCATCCCACCCCCGACGGCACCTGCGTCCGCGACTACGTCCACGTCATGGACCTCGCCGAAGCGCACCTCACCGCTCTCAAGGCGATGGACGATGGCGGCACTCACGCGATCTTCAACGTTGGGACGGGCCGGGGGTACTCCGTGCGCGAGGTGGTTGCGGAGGTCTTTCGGGCTTCTGGCTTGGTGGTGCCGCCGGTTGTCTGCCCGCGGCGGGAGGGGGATCCTGCTCTGCTGATCGCTGATCCGACGCGGATTCGTTTGGCGCTTGGGTGGGAGGCGAGCCGGGGGCTGGAGGAGATTGTGGCGTCTGCGTGGGCGGCGTGGGGGCAGCGGGCTGGGTGAGGGGGGTTTTTCTCTCGTGGGGTGGACGAGGGGGTTCTCGTGGGGTGGACGGGCTTTTGGGGCTGCCAAGGGGGCTGGTGAGCAATCCCCGACGGATGCGGTCGCGGTCAGGCGGCGCCTCGCTTCGTTGTAGGCCGCGCCCCGTTAGCGCTGCCAGCGGGGCGGACCTCCGCCTTGCGATCCACCACCTGCCCCCGATCCTCGCTTTCGCCGCGGATTGTTCACCAGCCCCCCAGCAGTTTTGGCCCGAATAGCGGTTTGTCATTGGGATTTTTCTCACGGGGTGGAAAGGGTTGATTATTCCTTTTCGTGGTGATTCTCATCTGGTGAACACTTGTTCTGGGTTTGGTCGTCCTGGGCGTGGATTGGGTGAGATCACGGAGAATCCGCGGCGGCCGGTTCAGCAGATGAGAATTGGAGAGTTCGCTGTGAGGTTACTGCCAGCGAACATGCTGGTCAGGGGCGTGTTTCGCGTATTATCACTCACTTTGTGTGACTCTGGGGGCGCAAGAGGCTATTATCCTGCTACGTGTTCTTGGTCGTCTTGTCGTTGGTAAGACAAGGAATGACCACGGGTTGCTCCAGAAAGAGAGGAGACGAGTCTCCGGATTGATGCCAAGTGGCGTCGATCCGGTAGGTGCCGGAGGTAGGAGTTGCCCCCCAGCAGCCGGGGCTGCTCTTGGCGGGTCAACCAATCCAGTCCCACCACGGCACCAAAACCAGGCTGAGGCCGAACTGCAGCGCCCGGTCTGGTCCGGAGGACGGTCCCCCTACCTGGACGGGGATCGGCATCCTCCATGGGGCCCGAGGCCGGGGGCCAACTCCAGCGGGCAAGCACGCCCCCGGCCTCGGTTTCTTCCGGCCGTTCCTTCCCGCCGTCGGGGATGGGGTCGGGTGTTGGGTCAGGTGTTGGGTCGGGCGTTGGGTCGGGCGTTGGGTCAGGCGTTGGGTCAGGTGTTGGGTCAGGTGTTGGGTCAGGGCAATCGTCACAGATGCAGGTTCCCGGGCGTCCTCCAGATTGCCATCGCAACCGGCAAGCCCACGACCAGGGCAAATAGAAACCAAGAATTGGGGACAAGCTTCGCAATCCTGCATCTGTGACGATTGCGGACGGGGCGGCGGGGTGGAGGAGGTGTGGGACCATTCGGGCTCTTCGCCATCGCGACGACCTGGTCGGTTTCGGGGGTCGAGGATGGCGGCAACTCGGGCATCGGCACCCGGCGTCTCGTTGCCGCCCTGACGAGCCTTGCCGGACTTATTCTCCTTGCCATCCCCTTTTTCTCCCTGGGGTGGCGGCGGTGCCATGACGGCGATCGGCCGGGAGCGCTGTCCCTGCTCTGCCTCGTCCCGGTCCTGGGAATCGCCGCCGTCATCGTGATCGGCCTGCTGCCGCCCCAGCCCGGGGGTGCGCGCTTCGACGAGGACGGGGGCGAAGCTGCTTCCGCCGCCAACCCGGGATTAGCGGAACCGCCGCCAACCTCCGTGACCAACCCACCTTCGGACAGCCCGGTGCCGCCATCAGCCGATCCTCCCCCACCCGACCCCTTCGCGTAGTCGTCTCTCCCACCCGCCCCGCGGTCGAGGTGCCGTGGTCGCTGCTTCTTCGCCAAGGAACCTGGCACAATGGGAGCCGCCGCGCGCGCCCGCGCGGTGAGGGCCCTTAGCTCAGCTGGCAGAGCTCCGGACTTTTAATCCGTAGGTCGTGGGTTCGAGCCCCACAGGGCCCACTCGTCGGGTGGCACGGCGTCCGTGTTCGTAGGCCTCCCCCCTGGGACGGTGTCGCGGGTGGTCAGGGGCGAGTGAAGATGTCATGGGTGCCGATGCGGCGCCAGATTATGTGGGGGTTGCCTGGTCGCAGTTGAGGTCCGTAAGAGAATGTGGCCCTGCCGTTGGGTGACCAGGTCATCTCAAAGACGCCGCCAGCTCCCTGGATGCCCTTGACGCGCAGCCCATTGCGGAAGCCTCGTCCCGCCATCATGTCGGAGATCATCTGGTCGCGGGCTGTGCGGAACTGGGCTCGCTGTGTCGGGGTCAGGCGACTCCAGTCGGCGGCAATCGGGTCAAGGAACTCGTATGTCGGAACCATGCTGTTCAGAAGGCCTCGGTCTTCTTGGCGACGGTGTCGAGGTAGGCGTCCATCTCCTCAACCGAGTGGAAGGTGATCGTGCGCCCCGATGTCAAGGCTTCGTCGGCTTCCCGCTCTTTGGCCTGCCACTCAGGTGTCCAGAACCACGCCTGGTCAGCAGGGATGGACTTGAGGCCACGAACGGATACCGTGCCGTCTGAGGCAACCTGGAAGTCAAGGCGGTCACCGATCTCCACGTGCAAGGCTCTGCGAACGTCAAGAGGCAGGGTGATCTGGTTTCGGTCGCGAAGGTCCACGGTGGGCATGCGTCAGATTATCGCATATTCGGACGACCTGGGCTGCCACCCAGAGGCGGGCGCGGAAGCCGGGGAGGCAGTTTCGGTCTCGGATCAGGTCACTGGGTCCAGGACGTCGAATCCCAGCGACTCGGCCACTCTCGTCATCGTGCCATCGTGGGTCACAATCGTGACTTCTCCGGGGCCGAGACGCAGGGCGGAGGCCAGATGCAGGGCGTCGAGCGACTTGATGTGCGGCCGGATCGCTCCTGCTTCGCGCACGAGGGCGTCGTCCAGCCGCAACAGGGTGAGCTCGGAGGTGAAGTCCGTCGCGAGCCGAGGGTCGAGGGCTTCGCGCCGCAACACCCGCACCATCTCCAGTTCGAGAACCCGCGAGGAAACGAAAGCTGCACCTGTCCCGGCCTGCTCGTCGAACCAGTCGATCGCGGTCTGGCTGTGACCAAGCAGTATCCGTAGCGCAACCGAGGAGTCGACGTACCACGTCCTAGAAGGCGGCATCTGCGTTGACTTCGGTCAGCACGTCATCCAGGCTGCGTGAGAGTGCGATGGGCTCACGCCGCCCGATCATCTGGTGGGACCGGCCGGCCGGGGTGGCGAGGCCCGAGGAGATCAGGGTGTCCAGAGCACCGCGGTCCCCCTGCGGCTCGGGGACCAGACGGAGCACCGCCCGCCCCCGGTTGGTGACACGGATGGCCTCGCCGGACTCGATCACTTCGCGTGCAACCAGAGAGACCCGTTGGTTGAACTCGGTCATCGTAAGTGTCTTCACGAACCGAGACTAGCATGATGATGCTAGATCCTGAAGGAGACTCTGTGACGCGCTCCTCGCTGCCGAGCACGTCAGACACCGCAGTCGCCGACAAGTCGGAGTAGAGAGTCAGCAGGGGTGCGTGGGAACGGTGGCGGGTCTCTGATGGTGTGAGTGCTACGATTCAGCCTCAACGGATCCTGTGAGGAGGCTGAGCCAGCGACGGCCAGCTCTTCCTCGTGGGAGACCTACAGATGGTTCAGTCGCCAGGGCATCGCGAGGCCTTGCGCACTGCGCCGCTGAAGTCCAATGCACGATGTTCGCCCCCCAAGCGACCGAACAACGAATGGCAACACCAATGAAAACCCGAAAACTGTCCCTCCCTATCATCACCTCTATCGCCGTAGCCGCCCTTGCGGTTGTCGGCGCGGTGCCGGCGTCGGCGGCCCCTGCCGTGCCTGGCACACCCACAGCGTCGAGCATCACCGCAAGCTCGGCGGTGCTGTCCTGGAACGCGGTAACCGGGGCCACCGGCTACTACGTGCTGCGCGGCGGCACTCAGATCGGCTCGACCACCGCGCGGACCTACACCGCGACCGGCCTGTCGGCTGGCACGACCTACAGCTTCACACTGAAGTCCTACAACGCATCCGGTGCCTCTGCGGCCAGCGGCGCCCGAAGCGTGACCACGATTCCTGCGGCGCCTGGGGCTCCGACGGCGGGTACGCCGACCACGAACTCGGTCACGCTGTCCTGGAACGCGGTAACCGGGGCCACCGGCTACTACGTCCTGCGCGGCGGTACTCAGATCGGCTCGACCACCGCGCGGACCTACACCGCGACCGGCCTGTCGGCCGGCACGACCTACAGCTTCACACTCAAGGCGTACAACACCACCGGCGCTTCTGCTGCCAGTGGTGCCCGTAGTGTGACCACGGCGGCTGCGGTTCCTGCGGCGCCTGGGACTCCGACAGCTTCGAGCATCACCGCAAGCTCGGCGGTGCTGTCCTGGAACGCGGTAACCGGGGCTACCGGCTACTACGTGCTGCGCGGAGGCACTCAGATCGGTTCGACTACCGCGCGGACCTACACCGCGACGGGCCTGTCGGCCGGCACGACCTACAGCTTCACGCTGAAGTCCTACAACGCGTCGGGTACTTCTGCTGCTGGTGGTGCTCGGAGTGTGACCACGGTTCCTGCGGCGCCGGGAATTCCGACTGCTGGGACGCCGACCTCGAGTTCTGTGGCGTTGTCGTGGAGCGCGGTG